AAAACTAAATCAGACACACTATGAAAAAGTTTTTTAGAGAGCTCATCTCAGATGACAATCAAATAAATGAGCAAGCATTTGTAGGTGTAGTAGCATTCTTTGCTATGGTGTTTATCCTAGTAGTGGATGTAATCACAGGTATCCTGAGTAAAGAGCTTATCATAAAAGAGTTTATCTTTGATGGGTTTATGATTCTTACACTTGGAGCATTTGGAATTACTACAGCAGGTAGAATTCTGTCACTTAAAAAAAAGAACAAAGATGAAAGTAACAAAGACGGGGAAAGCAGGGATTGATATGATCAAGTCATTTGAAGGGTTCAGAGGAGCTCCTTACAAATGTCCTGCAGCTATTCCCACAATTGGATACGGAGCTACATTCTATCCTAATGGTAAAAAGGTAGCAATGACTGATGCTACTATAACTGAAGAACAAGCAACAGAGCTATTAGCTAGTATGCTTGTAAGCTTTGAGAAATACGTAGACAGTTACTGCGTAGACACTATTACACAGAACCAGTTTGATGCATTAGTATCATTTGCATATAACTTGGGTCCAGCAAATTTAAAAGCTTCTACTCTACTTAAGAAAGTAAATGCTAATCCTGAAGATGAATCTATCAGATTAGAATTTATGAAGTGGGTAAAAGCAGGAGGTAAAACATTAAAAGGTCTTGTTAGACGCAGAGAAGCTGAAGCAGACTTGTACTTTAAAAAATAAACAACATGCAACTAAGTAAGAATTTAGCATTAGCGGAAGTGATGAGATCAGAAACTGCTAAAAGAAAAGGTATTAGCAACATGCCAACACCTGAACACATTCAGAACTTTAAACTATTAGCTGAGAAAGTATTCCAGCCTATTAGAGAGCACTTTGGAGTTCCTATTATCCTTTCATCAGGATACCGTAGCAAAGAACTAAACACAGCAGTTGGTGGTGCTTTAAGTTCACAGCATTGTACAGGTGAAGCTATTGACATTGATATGGACGGTACTACAGTTACTAATAAGCAAATCTTTGATTTTATTAAAGACAACCTAAGCTTTGATCAAATGATTTGGGAATTTGGTACAGATAGTAATCCTGATTGGGTACACGTATCTTACGAGTCTACCGGTAAGCAAAGAAAGCAAATCCTTAAAGCTGTTAAGTCAGGTAAAGGAACATCTTATGTACCTTATAAATAATAAGACTATGATATTTAGAAACAACTGGAGAGTCCACAACAAACAGTGGGACAAATTCCAAATAAGAGCACGTCTTGGAAAGATTGATATCTTAACATTAGAAGTAGACATCTCAAGACAGTTTTACCTTATTACTCTATTCAACTTCACAATGAAGAATAGATAAAAGTTTAGAACATTAAGTAAGCCCAGGTAGTTACACTATCTGGGTTTTTTGTTTTAAATGTACAAGGTTTAAACTTTTGTTCTATATTTGTGTAAACTTAAAATATAGAAGTCATGGAAGAACAAGTAAAAGAGATGGAGTTAACTCCAGAAGAATTGAATGAAAAGAGAGAACAGATGCTTCAGTTTTATACTGAGTCAATGCCTTATCTTAAAGCGCAAGCTGATTATGAGGAAACTTTATTGAAGATTGATGAGGCACGTTGGAAGAGAACCAATATCCAAATGCAGTATGCAATGATGGCAGCTCAACAAGAAGAAGCCGAAGCAGATGCACAAGATTCTCCAGAAGCATTGAGAGAAGAAATCAAACAAGAAGGTAAAAGACTTAAGAAGAATTAATCATGGCTTTAGTAAATCAAGTACAGAAGCGTGTAAGAATGCCTAAGTGGGAGATTGTAAAGTTTCAGATCTTAACTCACTGTTACCTTAGTCGTATAACAGTGAGTGAGTCTGACCTTAACTGCTTGACTTTGTTGAGCTTTAATCAACCCTTAGAACTTACACATTTTTGTTATGACGCATCTACTGAAGAAGACTGGATATTCAAAACTCCACAGACTGTGAGAAACTGCATTAACAAGGCTGAGAAAAACAATCTTGTTGTTAAAGATCCCAACAACAAAAAGATTATCATGCTCAACCCTACTTTGCAAATACAAACTACCGGGACAGTATTACTTGACTATAAATTTTTAGGAGATGATACCAAAGAAGCCGGAAGTAATAATTAAAGCAGTTGCTGAGCAATATGACATACCAGCATCTTTAGTAGATGACATAGTAAGTTTTTATTACAAAGAAGTAAGAAAGAACTTATCAAGTTTAGAAAATCTAAGAATAAACTTACCTGGTTTAGGTCACTTTATAATTCAGAAGAAAAGTGTAGATGCACTAATTCTGAAGTACAGAAACCTAAATAACAAGTATGACACTCAGACTTTCATAAACTATCATAACAAAAAAAGCGCTGAACAGAAGTTAGAGAAACTTTCTGTAGCAATAAAAAACATAAATCAATTCTTAGAAACTAAAAAAGCATTTAGAGATGGCCGGAAGAATCAAGGAAATTTGGAAGAATAGAAAACAAATTATGGAGGGTATTAAAAACTCTGTCATCCGTGATGAATTTGTAGAAGATATTGCTGAGCATAGAAGAGACATTTGTGATTCATGTGAACATCAAGATACCAAAGGAAAAGAATGTGCTGTACCCGGAACACAACCATGTTGTGGATTATGTGGATGTTCTTTAACATTTAAACTCAGAGCCTTATCAACTGAATGCCCAGATGGTAGATGGTTTGCACTACTATCAGAAGAAGATGAGGATAAACTAGACGCACTATGAGTATTATATTTAATGCTGCAGATCATAGCTACAAGAGCATTGAGGCAGAAGGTATAGACTGGATAAGTGTAACATCACTCTTGTCTAACTTTAAGAAACCGTTTGATGCTGAGAAAGTAGCTGCCAGTGTAACCAAGAAGACTAGGTCTAAATGGTATGGTATTCCACCAGAAAAGATTCTTGAACTATGGAAAGCAGAAGCTGACCGTGCTACCACACTGGGAACATTCTATCACAACCAGAGAGAAACAGATATATGTTCTTTATCTTCTATAGAGTTAGAAGGTATACCTATTCCAATCTATAAACCTATTGAGGAAAACTCTCAGAAAAAAGCGCCTGAACAAAAGCTTACAGATGGGATCTACCCAGAGCACATGGTTTACATTAAGTCTGCGGGCATATGTGGTCAATCTGACTTAGTTGAAGTAGTCAATAGTAAAGTAAACATTATTGACTATAAGACTAATAAGGAGATTAAGACAGAATCATTTAAGAACTGGGAAGGGACATCAGATAAAATGTCCCATCCAGTAAGTCATTTAGATGATTGTAACTTTAACCACTATGCTCTACAGCTGAGTATTTATATGTATATTATACTGAAGCATAACCGTAAACTTAAGCCAGGAAAGATATACATTCACCATGTGCTTTTTGAAATAGAGGGAACAGATGAATACGGCTATCCTATTACCAGGTATTCATCAAATGGAGATCCCGTAATTAAAGAAGTTATACAAATGGAAGTACCATATCTAGCAGATGAAGTTATCTCCATCATTAACTGGCTATATGATAACAGAGACCAAATTAAAAAGAAATGATAGTAAGATTATTTGACGTGCAAAATGGGGTAGTTGTACCTACTGAGCATTGTTTTACAATGAAAGCACTTAAAGATATCATGGATAATTATCCTAATGACTATCTAAAGATCTACCTGTACCTGTTCTATATGACATGTCCTAATCCTGATTTAAATATATTCTTTCATACTCCGGCAATGGATAAAGAAGACTTGATCTTAGATCAGATAGAGGCAGAGTTTTCCCCGGAAGATAAAGACATCTATACAGCCCTGCAGTTCTGTGCAAGATTATATGAGACACCAACCTCCCGCGCGTATGATGGTATGCAGAAAGCTCTAGATAGAATAGCAAGGTACTTAGCTACTACTCAGATTACTGATGGTAAAGATGGTAACATAGCACAGATTAGAGCTGTAGCAAAAGACTTTGATGCCATTAGACAATCATTTAAGGGTGTATATAAAGACCTACAAGATGAGCAACAGAGTAAAGTAAGAGGTGGTCAGGGATTAGCTTATGACTCATAATGGAATTCTGGAACGATATACCTACCTGGGATAATGGAACCTGGACTACTACCAACTTTGAAAGCAGAGATGAGTTCAGAGTTTTTATATTCAGCATATTCAGAGAGCCCGGTCAGTACAACTTTAATGAGGATAGTAGTAAGATCTTTAATGAGCAGTGTAGAGTGTTTAATGAAAACAAGATATACTGTACTGCCCCATATAAGTCTAAGGACTTTATTAATTACTGGGATGACCAGAAAGAGAAATGCCGTAAAGGTGTTATTGTAAAGTCTGGTAAAGAGATATGGTTCTTAGCCCGGGAGTATTACATGTGGCTTAACTTCTTACCAATCTTTAATAAGGAGATTCAAGCCTTTGGGTTTGCTGATATACGGGATGCTCAGTATCACATGGCTCTCTATGAACTGTTAGCTGAGTTACACTATAAGCATTCAGCTATTCTTAAGAAACGTCAGATTGCTTCTTCTTATTATCATGCCGGTAAGTTACTTAATCAACAGTGGTTTGAAGCAGGGGTTACACTTAAGATGGGTGCATCTCTTAAAGATTACATCAATGAGAAAGGTACTTGGAAGTTCTTATCTGAGTATGCAGCTTTCTTGAATGAACATACTGCATGGTATAGACCTATGTCACCAGACAAGGTAATGATGTGGCAGCAGAAGATTGAAGTAAGAAAAGGAGATAGAAAGACTGAAGTAGGTCTCAAAGGTACTATTCAAGGTATGTCATTTGAAAAAGATCCTACAAATGGTGTAGGGGGTCCAGTAAAATACTTCTTTCATGAAGAGGCTGGGATTGCACCTAAGATGAATACTACCTTTGGATACATCAAGCCAGCGCTTAAGTCAGGTATGATAACTACAGGTATGTTCATTGCTGCGGGATCTGTGGGAGACTTAGACCAGTGTGAGCCGTTGAAGGAAATGATCCTTAATCCGGAGGGTACTGATATCTATGCTGTAGATACTGATCTCATAGATAGTAAAGGTACTATAGGTGTATCAGGTTTGTTTATTCCAGAGCAGTGGTCGATGCCACCGTATATAGACGCTTACGGTAACTCATTAGTAGAAGAAGCGCTGCAGGCACTAGATGATTACTTTGAGGAGTGTAAGAAAAAGATGTCACCGGAAGCATATCAGCTTGAAGTATCACAGCATCCAAGAAACATTGAAGAAGCCTTTAAACATAGAAAGGTATCTATATTCCCACAACACTTAGTAGGAGCTCAGCTTAGAAGAATAGAAGACAAAGAATACTCTTATGAGTTCTTAGAAATCTACAGAGATGAGCAAGGTATACCCAAGGTTAGAGAGACTAATAAACTTCCTATATCTGAATTTCCTATATCTAAGAAGACAGAAGATAAAACAGGAACTCTGATTGTATATGAAAGACCTGTAAAAGATCCAACCTTTGGTATGTATTATGCATCTATTGACCCCGTATCTGAAGGTAAAACAAATACATCTGACTCATTGTGTTCTATCTATGTGATGAAAGCTCCTGTAGAAGTAACTAAGATTAGTGGCGTAGATGTAGAAAACTTTATAGAGCAGGATAAGATAGTAGCTGCATGGTGTGGTAGATTTGATGATATCAAGAAAACACATGAGAGACTGGAGTTAATCATTGAATGGTACAATGCCTGGACGGTGATAGAGAACAACATCTCATTGTTTATCCAGTACATGATATCAAGAAAGAAACAAAGATATCTAGTACCTAGAACACAGATCATGTTTCTCAAAGATTTAGGTGCTAATGCTAACGTGTTCCAGGAGTATGGATGGAAGAATACAGGGATACTATTCAAGACTCACCTTCTAAGTTATGTCATAGAATATACCAGAGAAGAATTAGATACCGTTACCAAAGAAGATGGTACTATAGTAAAGACTACTTATGGCATAGAACGTATTCCTGATCCTATGTTGCTTAAAGAAATGCAAGCTTATACAGAAGGGCTCAACGTGGATAGGCTAGTAGCCTTCTCTGCACTAGTTGCTTTTATGAGAATTCAACAATCAAATAGAGGATATCAGAAGCGTGTCATCATGGATGATGCAGCCAAAAACTTGCAAAAGTCAGATAATTTGTTTAAATTACCTCATAGCCCTTTCCGGCACATGGGGAATGGTATGCGAAGTGGCGGCAAAGTAATTAAAAGATCACCATTTAAAAACTTTAAATAAAAGGTATGGAAATATATAATGCAATGCAGCTCAAAAAAGGAGCTAAAGCGCAACATAATAGAATGGGTAGTATTACCCAACCTTTACAATTTATCCCCAAGAAAGATAAAGACCAGGAGTGGGCAGCCTGGAACTTAGACTGGTTAGAGTGGAACGGGTTAAAACAAATCCGCAGAAATGCTCGCAGGTTCATGAAGAACTATAAGCTTGCTAAGGGTATTATAGACAAGACTGACTATATCATAGAAGAAGACAATGAGATGAGAGATATTGTAGAGACTCTTACAAAAGAAGATTACTCTGCTCTTGAACTTAAGTTCTACCCAATTATACCTAATGTTATTAATGTTCTTGTAGCTGAGTTTGCTAAGAGGTCAACTAAACTTACTTACCGGGCAGTAGATGAGTTCTCTTACAATGAGATGATGGAACAGAAACGTGCCGCTGTAGAAGAGGTACTAATGTCAGATGCTCAAATGAAAATTCAAGGAGCTCTTCTTAAACAAGGATTAGATCCGCAGTCTGAAGAAGCACAACAACAAATGTCACCAGACAACATTAAATCACTTCCTGAGATTGAAATGTTTTTCAAGAAAGATTACAGATCCATGATAGAACAATGGGCATCTCACCAACACAAGGTAGATGTTGAACGTTTTAGAATTGATGAATTAGAAGAAAGAGGTTTTAGAGATATGCTTATTACAGACCGTGAGTTCTGGCATATGCGTATGATGGAAGATGACTATGAAGTAGAACTCTGGAATCCGGTTCTTTGTTTTTATCACAAGTCACCAGATGCTAGATATATTTCTCAAGCTAACTGGGTAGGCAAAACAGATATGTTTACTGTAGCTGATGTAATTGACAAGTATGGGTATATGATGACAGAAGATCAGATGGAGGCCTTAGAAGCTATCTATCCTATCAGATCAGCTGGATATAACATTACTGGACAACAGAATGATGGTTCATTCTATGATGCTACTAAGACGCATGAGTGGAATACCAATATGCCGTCACTTGCCTATAGACAATATACATCTATGGTTGCCGGTAATATCACTGATGCAGGTGATGTAATTACACAGATCCTATCAGAAGGTGAAGACTTTAATGTAGCCGGTACAGCATACTTACTACGTGTAACTACAGGATACTGGAAGTCACAACGTAGAGTAGGACATCTTACCAAAGTAATGGACAATGGTGAAGTAGTCACTGAGATTATTACTGAAGACTATAAAGTAACAGACAATCCTATTTATGATACTAGACTCTTTAAAAATAAGACTAAGGATAATCTAGTATTTGGTGAACACATTGACTGGATCTGGATCAATGAAGTATGGGGAGGCATTAAGATTGGGCCAAATATTCCTTCATTCTGGGGTATGAATAACCCTGGTGGATTCTCACCTATCTATCTTGGAGCTGACAGAAACCATATTGGGCCGGTAAAATTCCAGTTCAAAGGAGACAACTCATTATATGGATGTAAGCTTCCTGTAGAGGGTGCTGTATTCTCAGATAGAAATACTAAGTCTACTGCACTCATTGATTTGATGAAGCCATACCAGATTGGATACAACATTGTAAACAATCAGATAGCGGATATCTTAGTGGATGAACTAGGTACTGTAATCCTCTTAGATCAGAATGCTCTACCAAGACACTCTGCTGGAGAAGACTGGGGTAAGAACAATCTAGCTAAAGCATATGTGGCAATGAAGAATTTCCAGATGTTACCGCTAGATACATCTATCACAAACACAGAGAATGCAATTAACTTCCAGCATTTCCAAAAGCTAGACCTGGAACAAACAAATAGATTAATGTCAAGGATTCAGCTTGCCAACTATTTTAAGCAGCAAGCATATGAAGTAATTGGTGTGAATCCTCAGCGTATGGGACAACAACTTGCACAGACTACCGCAACAGGTGTAGAGCAGGCTGTAGCTGCCTCATATGCGCAGACAGAAACTTACTTTATCCAGCACTGTGACTATCTGATGCCTAGAGTACACCAGATGCGTACAGACTTAGCTCAGTACTATCATTCTACTAAACCTTCTCTTAGACTTCAGTATATGACCACTGCAGATGAGAGAGTAAACTTTGAGATCAACGGTACTGATTTACTTATGCGGGATCTAAACATCTTTGCTAGCACAACAGCAAATCACCGGGCCATTCTAGAACAACTTAAGTCTATGTCCCTAAACAATAATACTACAGGAGCTAGTATATATGACTTAGGTAGAGTAATTCAATCTGACTCTATTGCAGAACTTAATTCAGTTCTTAAAACATCTGAAGAGAAAACTAATCAAGTCAAACAACAAGAACAACAGGCTCAACAGCAAATGCAAGAACAACAACTCAAAGCAAATGCTGAACAAGAGAAACTTAAAATTGATCATGAAGCTGCTGAGGCTGAGAAAAACAGACAGCGTGATATTCTTGTTGCTGAAATTAGAGCAGCTGGTATGGGTGCTATGACAGACACTAATCAAAACCAGATGTCTGACTATGAAGATTCAATGAAAGAGATCCGCGCAACTGAACAGTATCAGCATCAAACTTCTTTGGAAAGAGAAAGAGATACTAATAGAAATATGCTAGCCTCTGAGAAGAATCAAATAGAAAGAGAGAAGCTTCAAGTACAAAGAGAACTTGCTGATAAACAACTGCAAATTGCAAGAGAAAATAAGAATAAATATGACAAAGGAAAATAAGAGTTATGCATTAGCTATATAATGCAAAAATTCATATTTCTGTTTTAAATTTCATAAGTTTATTTTTACAATTTTGCTTATATTAAATTAATAACCAACAAAACCAACACAGATGTCAATAGAAAAAAATGATGTGCAATTGCTTAATAGTACAACGGTATCACAAGCAGATGTAAACATTGATGAAATCTTTGGAATGCCGGGGGCTGAGAATATCATGCTACCGGGAGAAGAAGATGAAAAACCCAAGTCTATCTTCTCAAAAGAGAATGTAGACACCACGTTCCTTGACAATAGGTCTTCTCCTAGCAGTAGTAATAAAGCTACAGTAGAGGAGAAACAAGAAGTAGAAGAAACTATTGCTGAACTTGATGTACTCATTTCACAAGAAGAGGATGCTGGAAATAAAGGAAGACCAAAGATTGATAAATCAGGTCTTGCTGAACTAGCATCTAAAATGATTGAAGAAGGAACTCTAGTAGGTTTTGATGATGATAAGCCCTTAGAGGAATACACAACAAAAGATTTTAGAGAACTTTTTGAAGCTAACTTCCAAGAGCGTGAGAATCAAATTAGAGAAAACACTCCAAGAGAATTCTTTGCTGCACTTCCAGAAGAACTTCAGTATGCTGCAAAGTATGTAGCGGATGGTGGCCAAGATCTTAAAGGTCTGTTCAGAACTTTAGCTCATGTTGAGGAAATGCGTCAACTAGATCCAACTGATCAATATGATCAAGAAGAGATTGCAAGACAATATCTACATGCTACAAGATTTGGTACACCTGAAGAGATTGAATCTGAGATAGAAGATTGGAGAGATCTTGATAGACTTGAGCAGAAAGCTAATCAACTTAAGCCAAAGCTAGATAAAATGCAAGATGAAATCATTGCAAGACAACTAGCTGAGCAAGAAGTAAAGAAAGAGCAACAAGAAAAAGCAGCAAAAGCTTACACAGATAATGTGTATAACACACTTTCTACAGGTGAGATTGGTGGAGTAAAGCTTGATAAGAAATTGCAAAGCATGCTTTACTCAGGATTGGTTCAACCAAACTACCCATCTATCTCTGGAAAACCTACAAACCTGCTTGGACACTTGCTTGAGAAGTATCAGTTTGTAGAACCAAGACATGATCTTATTGCAGAAGCACTTTGGTTATTGGCTTCTCCTGAAACTTACAAAGCTAAGATTCAAGAGCAAGGTGGTAAAGCAGCTACTGAGAAAACAGTAAGAGCACTTAAAACAGAACAACAAAGAAAGATCAGCTCTTCTGTACAACATGAAGAAGAAGATAAACCAAGAACAGGTACAAAAAGTTCAAAGACACTTTCAAGAAGTAACAATATATTTAGACGCTTTTAACTAGTAACAATTAACAAACAAATACAAAATGGCAACTCCAGTTTTAAACAATGGTATATTCCTGCGTGACACGGCATACAATGCATCGTCCCACGTAGATTCATACCACCTCACAAACATGTTGAAAGACGCAGAACCTATGGATCTGGGTCCAGTAGACCTTTGGGCAATGGCTCAAAAAGTAGAAATGCCCCTTTATCAAATGTCATCATTTGGAGGGAAGAATGTAATCATGGTAGACAATGCTCGTGGAGAGTACAAATGGCAGACTCCGGTCTCTATTGACCTACCTTACGTTGTTGAAGATATTGAGCCACTCAATGACTTCAAAGGCGTAGATGGTAACACATTCAAAATTAAACTTAACAGACGTGAGTTTGGTCATGGTGATATCCTTACCTATGACAAGTACAACGGTGTTGAGATGTACGTAACACAGGATGACATCCTTCCTATTGGAGACGGATTCATCTATACCGTACAGTTGGTAAACAATGACAACTACAAGTATCTTGACAACAAGTATCTTGCTAGCGGTACTAAGATCTTCCGTAAAGGTTCTGCAAGAGGTGAGTATGGTGAAAGATTCTCTGACATCATTACTAACGCTGGATTCCGTGAATTCTACAACTACGTAGGAGGAGCTGAAGCTCACGTTCACT